GGCACCAACTACAAGATCCTTAGCGACGAGCCGGTTAACCACCATCCGTTCGCTGTCTTCACCTCAGAGATCCAGCCGCATGTGTTCCACCCGATCTCGGTGGCTGAGGACACCATGCAGGATCAGGACGCACAGACCGCCCTGCTGCGTTCCATCATCAACAACACAGCTCTGGTCAACTCGCCGCGCACCGAGGTCAATGAGAACGTCGTCAACATGGACGACATCAAGAGCGGCGCAATCGGTGCCATCATTCGTGTGGCGCAGGTCGGGCAGATCAACGAGCTGACCACACCGTTCGTCGCCGGCCAGACCCTGCCAGTGCTGCAGTACCTGAATGATGTGTTCGAGGCACGCACAGGCATCACCGCCCTGAGCCAAGGCACCAGTAGCGACGCGCTGCAGTCCACCTCGTCTGTGGCTGCCAACGCTGCAGTAACAGCCGCCGACGCGCGCATTGAGATGATGGCGCGCAACCTTGCCGAGACAGGCCTGACTGACCTGTTCCTGTGCATCCTGCGCACCTCAATGCACTCGCTGCAAGGCGCTCAGTCCATCCGCGTTGAGAACGGGTTTCAGAGCGTGCGGCCTGATCTGTGGCACGACATGCTGTCGGTCAAGGTCAATGTTGGCATGGGCTCTGGTCGCCTCAACGAGAAGCGCCAAGCCCTGATGGCCTTGGTGCCCATTCAGCAGCAGATTGTTCAGACCCTTGGGCTGAGCAACCCTCTGTGCTCGTGGAACAACATGCGCGAGACCATTGCCGACTTGCTGCGGCTCAATGGTGTTGTCACCACCACCAAGTACTTCCCGATGGTGGACGAGGCAATGCTGGCAGAGCTTGACAAGAAGCAGGCCGAAGCTGCCCAGCGCAAGGAAGGCATTGCTCTTCAGGCCGCCAAGCAGCAGATGGACGCCATGCAGGCTATGGTCAGGGTCGAGCAGCAGAAGGCTCAGCTCAAGTTCCAGACCGACATGGCCAGCATGCAGCAGAAGTTCACAACCGAGATCAACACCCTGAAGGCTCAGCTCGTTGAGGCCAAGGCCAAGCAGGACCTCGAGATGACCAAGGTGTATCTCGAGGACGACCGCGTGCGTGACAAGAACGACCAGGACTTCTCTGTCAATGTGCAGAAGACCATGATGGATCAGGCGCGTGTCGCCGCCACCATGGAGCGCGTTGATGAGCCGAGGGTTGATGGCGTCCCTGAGGACGTCATGCGTGAGGAAACCGCTGAACCAATGCAGGAGGATGCAAATGAGTCAGCAGCAGAGTACCAGCTCCAGCCTGAGTCCGAGCCGCCCGGACGATGAGCTCACAGCGCGGCGCAAGGAGCTGATCAGGCAGGTTGTCGACAACCCATTGTTCAAGGAGATGATCGCCAGCATCCGTGGCGGCATCGCAATGGAAATGCTGAACGAGACAGATGAAGCTCGCCGAGCTGCGCTGTTTTATGAGAACCAGGCGCTGACACGCATCGTGCAGCTGCTGACCAAGACCGCCAATGAGGTGAAAGCCAATGTCCGTAACTGATACCGCCGCCCCGACCGCCCCGACCACTGCTCCGGCTGCAGCGGCAACGCCTGCGCCCAGCTCCAGCGGAGAAGTCTCAATCGAAGACGTTGCTGCGACCCTCCTGCAGCGTCCGGAGCCGCCCAAGGGCAAGGCCCAGCCCAAGGCTGAACCTGCTCCAGCGACCACCGCAGCCACAGAGAACGACGATTCTGACGAGGAGGCCACCTCGCAGCCCGAAACTGCCCTGCAGGACGGCGAGCCCAGCCCTGACGACCTCATTGACGAGGACGTAGAGGCTGCCGCCAGCGACGAGGACGACGACAACGTCGACATCGACGATGCAGAAGTTGATGTTGTGGTCGATGGCGCCGCCAAGAAGGTCACGCTGCGCGAGCTGAAGGCCAATTACTCGGCTGAGGGAGCCATCGAGCGCCGCATTCAGGAGGCCACGCAGGCGCGTGACGTTGTGTTCCAGCAGGGCCACGCACTGCACAACGCTCTGACGGCTGTGGCTGAACGGCTGCAGCGGCTGGATGCCATTGTCGCTGAGGACGCACCGCCCAACATCGACTGGGAAAAGCTGCGTGCCACTGATCCGGCCAAGTATCTGCTTGAGCGCGAGCGGTTCCGCGAGGTCAGCGAGAAGCGTGCCATCATCGCCGCCGAGAAGCAGAAGCTCGAGCAGCAGCAGAGCTGGCTGCAGCAGCAGCAGACCGAGCACATTCGCCGCACCGAGACCGCCCAGCTGCTGAGCAAGATGCCTGAGCTGGCTGATCCGGCCAAGGGCAAGGCGATTGTTGACAATATGATGCGTTCTGCAACAGACTACTACGGCTTCAAGCCCGAGGAAGTCTCTGGGGTACTTGATCACCGCCAGCTCATGGTGCTACGCGACGCTATCAAGTACCGGGAATTGCTGGCACGCAAGTCTGCCGGCCAGCAGAAGACTGCGCCAGAGGCTGTGAAGCCGCTGCTGCGGCCAGCCGCCTCAAACGCAACAAAGAAGGCATCCGACGTCCAGTCAAAAGCCCGTGAAAAGCTGTTGATCAAGGCACGCAAATCAGGCAAGGTTGAGGACGTAGCTGCACTTCTCATTGCACAGAAGCGCTAGCTGCCCCGCCGCGACAGCCTCTGAGCTAGGGATCTGGGTAGATTTGAATCTTGGTGCTCACGACAGCCACGAGCTAGGAGCAAAGGCCGAGAAACGAGCGAAACCTGAACCCATGAGGACATCACAATGGCCGTCGCTGCCAACGCACTCGAAACCTATGACTCTGTAACGATCCGCGAGGATCTGTCGGACGCGGAGAACATGATCTCTCCGACCGAAACCCCGTTCATCTCGATGATCGCGGGCACCAACAGCGCCACCAACAAGTACCATGAGTGGCCGCTGCTTGAGCTCTCGGCTGTTGACACCGCCAACCGTGTGGCGGAAGGCGAAGACGCTCCGGCAGTTGATGCGCCGGACGTTGCCCACAGGCGCGGTAACTACACCCAGATCTCCGACAAGGTGGTCAAGGTGTCGGATACCTCGCAGCAGGTTGACGGTGCGGCCAACATCGAGAAACTCTCCAAGCAGGTCGCGTACAAGCTCAAGGAGCTGAAGCGCGACAAGGAAGCCATGCTGACTGGCTCGTTCGCGGCCATCGGTGGCTCCACTGGCGTGGCTCGTCAGGCTGCGAGCTTTGTCGCTCACATCATCACCAACCGCACCATGGGTGCGACTGGTACAGCTCCGACGCTCAGCGATGCGCCGAACGGCTACATCGACAGCGCAGGCACTGCAGGCACCCCTGCGGCGCTGACGGAAGACATGCTGAACATTGCCATGCAGGCTGCATGGACGCAGGGTGGCAATCCGAAGTATGCCTTGGTGTCGCCGACCAACAAGCGGCTCATCACCAAGACCTTCACCGGCTACGCCACCAAGTACAAGGACTCGGAGAACAAGCAGATCGTCGCTGCTGTTGACATCTACGAGTCGGACTTCGGGCGGCTCTCGATCGTTCCGAGCCGCTTCAGCCGCACCACCGACGTGCTGTTGATCGATCCTGACTACGTCAAGGTCTCCAACCTGCAGCCGACCCGGCAGCTCGAGCTGGCTCGTACCGGCCACACCGAGAACCGCCTGATCCAGTCGGAGTACACGCTTGAGGTTGGCAACGAGAAGGCCCACGCGGCCATCGTTGACACCACCGGCTAATGCCAATGGCCCCAGCCCAATCAAGGGCTGGGGCTTTCTCCTGAGGAGGACCGAATGCCTAAGCCGTTTCGCAAGAAGGAAACGAAGGTCTCTTGGTGCAAGTGCGTGCCAATCAAGACCAAGCTGATGGACCCTTACAGCCCGCGCATGATTGATGTGGGCGAGGAGTACATCCTCTCTGACAGCCACGCCGATTACCTTGTGGCCACTGGAATGGTCAAGGTGATTGAGGACGATGTCCCTTCGCCTTGGGAGCCCAAGCCTGCTCCTGCTCCGGTGGTTGAAGTTGCTAAGCCCAAGCCCACCTACAGCAAGGCGGTGGACTGATGGCCAAGGAGGAGTTCTTCTTCGAGAATGGCGGGCGGACGATGATCATCCGCCGCACCGAGGACGTTGAGCCCATCATTGAGGCTGTCAAGCAGGACAGGAACAACCTCGACAATGGATTCAGCCTCTCGCGCAACTATCGTAAGATCGGATCCCTCCCCAACATCATCATTGAAAAGTGGCTGCGCGAGAAAGGCATCAACCTGCTCGCACCAGAGAATGAGAAGCATCTCAGGGCTGCTCTCAACGAGATGAATGCCTTCAGAACGGTGGATAAGCCACTATGACACAGCTCTGGCCTACGTATGCGGCTTGGGTGAGTGGGGTCCGTGACTTCCTGAACGTCGCGGACTTCACTGACACCCAGATCCAGGTGTTCCTGGCACTGGCTCAGGTGCGTCTCAATCGCGAGCTGCGAGGCTTCCACATCGAGAAGGTAGCCACAATCACCGCGACCAGCAGCCAGACAGACCTCAGCGCTGCGATTCCTGACTTTGCTAAGATCAGGCTGGTGAACGAGCCTGGTGGTGTGGCGCTGCGCACAATGGCCATCAACGAGATCATTGATGCCTACTCAGCCAGTGCCAACATCACTGGCAATCCGCGCTACTACTGCATCGCTGAAGGCCAGCTTTACCTCTACCCACCGCCTGCCAGCACTGGGGTGCAGCTTGAGGTGCGCTACTACAAGGCTGTCACTCCGATCTCGCCGACAGTTGACACCAACGAATACACCGAGTTCTACTCAGACGCGCTGCTGTATGCTGCTTGCCTTGAGTCGGCTACTTACCTCGAAGATGACGAGCGCGTGCCGATGTGGGAGAACAAGTACATGCAAGCAGCCAAGGGTGCTTACCTTGAAGGCAACGCCATCAAGATGGGCTCAACACCACTGGTGCGAGAAGTGAGGACAAGCTAATGGCTAATCTCAATGACCAAATTCCGGCACATGCCGCTGCAGTGACACCATCAGACACTGTCAGCAATCAGGGTGTGGCGCTGTACATCGGCGGTGATGGCAATGTCGTGCTGATGCCTGAGAGTGGCACAGTGGCTGTCACCTTCACTGCCATGAAGGCTGGCACAATCTTGCCATTTCGCTTCAAGAGGGTGATGGCAGCGACCACCGCCACACTGCTTGTGAGGATGTGGTAATGAAGGTCGCAATCGCAATCGCTGCCGGCGGCATCATCACACTGCCAAGGATTGTGCATGAGGTGGTGCAGCCGCCTCCGCTGGTTCGTACAGCACCCAAGGGCAAAGGCAAATGAGCACATTCACCCCAGTCCTCAATCTCGAGAAGCCTACGGTCTTTGGCGACATTGATGCCTGGGGACCGATGCTAAATGGCAACTCGGACAAGCTTGATGCCTTGTTCTCAGCTGGCCCTGTGCTGAAGCTGACGAATGGTGGCACTGGCGCAGTTGATGCTGCTGGCGCTCGCACCAACCTTGGGCTTGGAACCCTATCAACCAAGGACGATACAGCCTCTGGCAGTGACAACATTGCCTACACACGCTACAACTGGGGCTGGAAAGCTCTTGATTGGAATGACATTGCCAATCGCCCTGCGAGCTTCCCGCCGAGCGCTCACACCCATGATTGGTCAACTGGCATCACAGGCAAGCCCACAACCATCTCGGGCTATGGCATCACAGACGCCTACACCAAGACCGAGGTGTACACCAAGACTGAGGTCGATAACAGCCTCGCTGGCAAGCAGAACATCGGTGTCTACTCTGGCACACTTGATGCTGCTGCGTCTCGTGAGATTGCCAACTCAGACCTCGGCAAGCTGCTGGTGTCTTCAGTTGCAGTGACACTGACCTTGAACGCTGAGACCATGGCAGTGGGGTCGCGCGTCGACCTGATTGCCTCAGGCGGTGCAATCACGCTCGCAGCCACTGGCGGCAAGACCATCCTGTCTCTCGGCAATAAGCTGAAAGTTACAACTGCTGGCGGTGCAGCGACTCTTACCAAGATCAGCGCGACTGTGTGGCATCTCGGGGGATCGCTCGAATGATCATGCGGCCATTCTGGTCCTCTGCTTCTGCTTCTAATAAGCGCCTGATCATGACTGGCGCTTCAGTGGACTATGGCAGCGCCACGAACTCCATGGTGCTACCTGCAGACAGGGTCTTTCCGGGTGGCATTGCTCTTGCGTTCTGGACCAACCGTGACAACGCCAGCTTGCCAGCCACACCATCAGGCTGGACTCTGCTGCAGAGCGGCGTACTTGGCACCAACCATTCTGGCATAGTTTTTGGCAAGAAGACACCTGTCTCGCAAGTTGAGACCTTAACTCTGAGTGTGACGGGCAAGAACGGTTCGATCTGGGGAATGAAGTACGAGGATGGCAGCCCAATTGCAGGCTTGCGCCTTGGCTCCAACAGCCCCGCACCTGTGGTCAGCAACATCAGCGGCACTGTCTCCAACATCGCAGCCACCAAGCTCGATCAGGAGTTGCTGTTTGCGCTTGGCCTGCTGTGGCAGCGCGGTGATCTTACGATCGCAGAAGCCATCACTGGCCTTGAGGGTAGTGCTTCTACGCTAGCTTTGTTCAGCTTTGAAAGCGCCAGTGATGCTTTCAGAGGGGTGTTCGCCCCAGACGAGTCCGCCATCCGTGCAGCCACAGGTGCCATCAACTTTGGAGCATCAGGCTTGACCAGCGGCAACTCGATGGTTCACATGCCTGTGATCCTTGATCTGTCCGAGCCTCCGCCCGCACTCACCGCAACGTATCGTGGCGCAGGGCAGTCGGCTGTTGACGCTGCTGCAGGTAGCACTTACACCTTCAACCAAGCATTGACCATCCCGGGATCGGCAGACCGCTATGTGGTTGTGGCTGTCGGGTTGATTGCAATTGCAGGAGCCAACGTTGCCCCACTGCCGAGCAGCGTCACAGTGGATGGCGTTCCGCTGACGCTAATCAAGCAACTTGGATCAACTCCAGGGTCTGGCATCTCGACAGCCCTGTTCGGTGGCATTGTCGATACTCCTGCAACGACAGTGAGTGTCTTGGTGACGAACAGCGTAGCGACTGCCAGCGGCTGCTGCATCGCGACAGCCACGATCACCGGCTCTCCGAACGTCAGTCCTGTGTGGTCAGATGCGCAGGCCTATGCCAACGGTGATGCCAACCTCGGCACGCACTCTCTTGAGCCGGGTGAGTGCATGATCTTCTTTGGCAACCACTTCGGAGACACAGCAACCTTCACATGGGTGGGCGCAACAGAGTCGAACGAACTCAACTATGACACCCGTGCGCGCACCTCGATGGCGCTCCGCAACAACACTGGGTCTTCTGCTTCATCGCAGACAACTAGCTTCACATCATCTGGCGGTGATGGCGTGTTCGCCTATGGCAAGTTCTCGATAGTGTGATGATGGACAAGGACAAGTTCTTCGAGCTCATTCGCCCGATCTTCGGCAAGCTCAACTCCTCGCAGGTGGATGAGCTCAGCTGGGCTTTTGAAGGCATCGAGCAGCAGCTCTATCCGCTGCCATATGTGGCTTATGCACTGGCCACTGTGTTCCATGAGACCGCACGCACAATGAAGCCGATCATCGAGTATGGCAGCCGCAGCTACTTCGACAAGTATGAGCCAGGCACCAAGATCGGTGCTAACCTTGGCAATACCAAGAAGGGCGATGGCTACCTCTACAGAGGCAGAGGCTACGTTCAGCTGACAGGGAGGCGCAACTATGCCTTTGCAGGTGATAAGCTCAAGGTTCCGCTGCTGGCTGAGCCAGATCTTGCCTGCGATCGGGAGGTGGCACGAGCCATCTTGCGAGACGGAATGGTCGAAGGCTGGTTCACAGGCAAGAAGTCAAGTGACTATCTCGACAAGCGACCCGCTGATTATCGCTCAGCTCGCCGCATTATCAATGGCCTCGACAAAGCAGATCTCATTGCAGACTACGCAAAACAATTCGAGCGTGCACTCAAGGGATCAGGTTACGCGAAATGAGCGATGAGCAGAAGAAAACTGCCTTTGATATCGTCCGCGCTGGGTTCTATCTCATCGCGGCGATTCTGGCGTTTCACATGCTCATTGTCTTTTTGCTGACCCTGTCTTGCACCTACGCAACTTTGTGGGATCTGCCGGCCAGCGAAAAGTGCCAGGACCTCAAAGCTCTGCTGTCTGACATTCTCACTGGTGGTTTGGCGTCAGCGTTGGCATTTGTCGGCGGACGAAGTGTGCCTAAGGAGTGAATCGTGACAAGCGGACAGAACGTCTCGATCACCAAGCTGCCTCCTGGGATCTCTCGGCTGGCATCACAGTACTCTTCCAAGGGTGTGTGGTGGGACTGCAACATGATCCGTTGGCGCTCTGGCGTTCCTTCGCCAGTTGGCGGCTGGGTCACTGCATTTGACTCTCCGGATCCTGTGACTGAGCCTGTGCGCTGCATGCTCACATGGCGCGACAATCAGTTCCAGCCTTGGCTTGTGTATGGACACTCATCCAAGCTGTACGCAGTTAACATGCTTGCTACGCCATACACACCAATCGACATCACTCCGACAGACCTGCTTACATCTCCTTCGACCACAGAAGGCTTTGGTGCAGGTGCATTCGGCAAGGGTGCATTCGGCAAGAATGAAGAGCAGACTGCAGTCCCGACAGAGAACTACTGGCAGCTGGCAACTTGGGGCGAAGACCTCTTGGCCGTGCATTCGTATGATGGGCGGCTCTTCAGGTGGTCGCCTTCAACGCCAAGCACGCCTGCTGCTGCTGTTGTCAATGCTCCTACCGACAATGCTACTGTCGGTGTCACCGATGAGCGATTCTGCTTCTTGCTGGGTGGCAAGGGCAATGGCCGCAAGGTGCGTTGGTGCTCGCAAGAAGATCTTGATGTTTGGACACCCACTGCAACGAACTCAGCAGGTGGCTTCGATCTTCAAACCACTGGTATTGTCTCCACTGTGGCCAAGGTACCACAAGGATTGCTGGTGCTGACTGATACGGATATCCACCTGATTGAGTATGTCGGCATCACCGCTGGTGTGTATGGCCGCCGCCTGATCAGCAAGGAGACAGGCATTGTCGGACCCTATGCGCACTGCGAAACGCCCAACGGCGTGATGTTCGCTGGCACCGACAACTTCTGGATCTTTAACAACGGCCTCAGCGTGGTGCCTTGCGCGCTGGTGTTTGATGTGTTCCGTTCAAACAACCGCCTCTCAAAGTTCTGCCACATGGGCAAGAATGAAGAGGCACAGGAGGTCTGGTTCTTCTACAACCGTGGCTCTTCGACAAGCATCAACTCGTATGTCAACTTCTCCTATGGACAGACCACATGGTGGTCTCGCGGCACGCTAAGGCGCACTGCATGGACCAATCCGATTTGGCAGGCGCGGCCTTATGCCTTCATGGACCACAAGTGCTACGAGCACGAGGTCGGTTGGCTTGATGATGGCTTGCCGCGCGCAGGGGTCTTCCTTGAGACTGGCGCCATCGAGATCGGTGCTGGCGACAATCGCTTGTCGGTTGATAGGGTGTATCCTGATACCATCTACCCGGCAGACAACACGCCATATGCAGCCAACACTCCGGTGCCATATACGCTTACACTCAAGATGACCACAGCACCTCAGTCGAAGATCACATCCTATGGCCCCATCACAATGGATGCTGCTCTTGGCTACACAACCCTGCGAGCTTCGGGCAGGGCAATGGCTGTGCGCTTTGATCAGTCGATTGATCAGGGCTGGGCACTGGGTGATGTGCGTGTTCGCATCAAGCAGAAGGGCAAGCGCTGATGTCGCGTAAGCTGATTCTGTCGCCACCACCGCCTGCGTATTCTCCCATTTATGAGGAGATTCGCAATCGCGAGATCATGCGCATTGTGAATGAGAAGGTGTCAGCCGAGGACACAACGATCTTCGGTGGCATTCCATTCACAGACGTCAGAGGATCAAACGCCAACTTTGAGATCCCTGCTGGATCCACTCCAATTAAGTTGCCATTCGACACAGTTGTTAAAGACACTGATCCTGCGATGTTGTTCAATGGTGCGACCAACTCGATGACATCGCAGATTGCGATGGACGCGCTGTTTATCATCAACCTCAGGCACGCTGCAGCCCCTGGTGGCTCCTACGACTTTACAACTCAAGCCTTCTTGGATGGTGTTGGCCAGCAGCCCTATACCCAGACCATCTCCAACAACCAGACCCAGGACATCCGTGTTGCACGCTTTGTGGTCAATTACCCAGCCAATGTAATGATTGACTTGAGAGCATTCCACAGCCGCACAGGCTCGGTGTTCCTCAACATGAACATCAGCGCATGGGGTGTGCTGAGGATGTCTCCAATTGACAGGGTGCCGATCACATGACAGACATGGCCGATGTCAGGTTCGCTGTTCTCAATCAGCTGATGAGTCGCCGGCAGCAGGTTGAGTCGGCGCTGAACCACCAGGACGGTGAAGGCTTCACCTTCGCACATGTGTTTGATCGTGTTGCAAGAGGTGAAGCATTGTTCTTCTGGAATGACAGCTCTTGTGCTGTGATGGAGGTTCGGAGCTTCCCTGGTGGCAACATGCTGCACATCTTTCTGGCTGCAGGCACCACAGACGGGCTGTTGGAGCTCTACACAGGTGTTGCCGAGTGGGGAAAAAGAGAGTTAAATTGCACCCGGATGACGACCCTTTGCAGGAAGGGATTTCGTCGCAGGCTGGCAAAGCACGGGTGGCGTGAGAACCAAGTCTGGCTTGTGAAGGAGATCTGAGATGGGTGGTGGTGGTAAGGGTGGCGGATCTCAGACCACAACGGTCAAGCCAGATCCCCAAACGATGAAGATGATACAGGAGCTGTTCGCCTACGGCAAGGAGGTCGGCAAGATCCCCTACCAGCCCTGGACCGGAATGGACGTAGCAGCCTTCAATCCGCAGCAGCAGGGTGCCATGCAGGGCTTCTCGGACATTGGGAATGCCTTCGGGTTAAACCTGCCTGAGCAGAACCAGCAGCCACCGCCGCATGTTGATCCAACGACAGGTGTGACAGGCTACTCAAGCTACCCTGCCTACGCACAGGCAATGAAGAATCTGTACGCGACTCAGCCAGAGATCGCCAAGCGGTATGCCAAGTTCTACGAGATCGGACCTGGCACGCTGTACAACGCACCGTCAATCCCGAACGACCCTGCTGTGGTGCAGGGCATTGTGGACGCGCTGCCCAATGTCATCGAGAGGGATCCTGAGCAAACCAAGAAGAAGAAGAAGGGCGGTGGCGGAAGCAGCAGCGGCGGTGGCTGGACAAGCTCCCAGCTCTCGCCCGTTCAGCAGCGCAATCTTGAGAGGGGTCGGTGATGGCTGGCGGTGGCAACTCATATAGCAATCAGCCCCTCACGAACCAGATCTCTGGGGCATACACTGGCGCGCTGAATGCTGCTGGCAATCAGCAGGCCTATGGCCAGCAGGCTCTGGGTGCTGGGGCTGGAGCCTTTGGCGCTGCCTCGGACGCCTACAAAGGTGCTCTTGGCTATACGCCACAGGACATCAATGCCGGTCAGCTGGGCAACACCAATCTGCAGCCCTACATGAATCCGTTCCAGCAGAACGTCATCGACTCAACGATGAGCGAGCTGAATCGGCAGGAGACGATGGGCCGCATGGCTGCCGCCGATGCTGCGACCAAGGCTAACACCTTTGGTGGCATGCGTCATGGTATTGCTGAAGCTGAGAACGCACGCAACTTCCGTGATCAGCGTCAGAACATTTTGTCTCAGCTCAACTCCAACAACTTCCTCAATGCACAGACCCGCGCTGCCGAGGACATCAACCGTTCCATGCAGGCTGCTCAGGCCAATCAGGGCATGCGCCAGAACATGTATGGCTCTGGTGCCAGCGGGATGGCAGGTCTGGCGAATAATGCCATGGGCTTCGGCGCTCAGATGTACAACCCACAGAGCCTTGCCAACCTGTCTGAGCAGGGCTTTGGGATGTACAACCAGATGATGCAGAATGCTCTGCAGGCAGGCACGCTGCAGCAGGAGCAGTCGCAGGCCATCATCGACTCAGCCAAGAACCAGTGGGAGCAGTTCGTCAATCAGCCTCTGCGTGGCCTGTCTGCCATCACTGGTGCGACAGTCATGCCGGGTGGCTCAACGACCACCACCAAGGGTGGCTCCAGCGGTGGCAAGGGTGGTGCTGGTGGCATCATGTCGGGCATCGGAGGCATGCTGGGCATGTTCTCTGATCGCAACGCAAAGACCGACATTGAGCCGCTGGGCAAGGATCCTAAGACTGGCCAGAAGATGTACGCATATCGCTACAAGAGCGATCCCAAGACCTACCCGAAGGTGGTTGGCCCGATGGCGCAGGACATGCCGAAGGGTCGCACCCGCAAGGTTGGTGGCAAGCTGGTAATCACGTCCTAAAGGAGGATTTATGGACAAGCTTCGCAAGTACCGTAAGGAAATCGCCTTGGTGGTGTTTCTGGTGTTGGCCTCGCTGATCATCATCTGGTATGCTGCGGGCTCAGCCAATGCACAGCCCGTCCCCAAGTGCATTCCTGCTTACACACTGGATGAACGCAATGATGTTGGAGGGCAGATCTTCTCTCTGACATTCTTGCCCATGTTCCTTGCAGTCGGTGGCCCTGTTGCCATCGATGAAAAGGACCGCTACGAGACAGACACCCAGATCCGTGCGGCCTGCACTGTGCTTGCTGTGGCAAAGCACGCTGTTGGTCTCAAGGAATACATCCCACAGGACAAGCGCTGATGCCTCTCAAGAAGGGTTCTTCCAAGAAGACGATCTCCAGCAACATCAAGACCGAGATGGCTGCTGGTAAGCCTCAGAAGCAGGCAGTTGCCATTGCCTTGAGCAAGGCTGGCAAGTCGAAGAAGGGCAAGTGACATGGACCTCCGGCAGCAGATCATCGATACAGCCAACCAGATGGGCATGGATCCGGTGCATCTGGCTACGATCATTTCGTACGAGACCGGAGGCACCTTCAATCCCAACAAGGCTGGTCCCACTACCAAGTGGGGCCAGCATCGTGGCTTGCTCCAGTGGGGCGAGCCGCAGGCCAAGCAGTATGGCATCGACTGGTCCAACCCACAGAGCCAGTTCGAGGCCATGCCGAAGTACTTCGCTCAGGCCGGGTGGAAGCCCGGCATGGGCCTGCTTGACGCTTACTCAGCTGTCAACGCTGGCAGCGTTGGGCGGTACAACGCTTCTGACACTGCTGCTGGTGGAGCTCCTGGCACGGTGCGTGACAAGGTGCAGAACCAGATGGGTCCGCACATGGCCAAGGCGCAAGGGCTGCTAGGTGGCACTTGGGGACCTTCTGGCCCCAGCATGCCTGCGCCTGTGAAGCCTGCATCGATCTCTGTGCCGACCAACCCTGGGATGCCAGGGATGATGACTCCTGGGATGGTGCAGCGCCCAGTGATCCAGCCTCCTGCAGCCATTGCGCCGCGTCCCATTACCCCGATGGTTGCCGGCGGTGGCGGTGGCAGCACTCCTATGGGTGGCGGTGGCAAGGGTGGCGCGATGGGCGGCATCGGCGCAGCCTTGCAGCAGATGGGTGGCGCAATGGGTGGTGGTGGCGGTGGCCAGCAACAGCAGCAGACTCCATCGCTGAACATGCAGCGTCCTCCGGGCATCCAGCTGAATGAAGCCACAATGACTGGCTACATGACTGAAGCAGAACGTCGTCGCCGCATGCAAGGAGCAGCATAATGGTCGCGCCTCCTATCCGTCGCCCGCAGCCGCAGTCGCCTGATGAGTTGCTGCGCCAGCTGGACGCGCTGCAGTCCATGTTCGGGTTGGCCAACCCTGGCGTGCCAGGGATGATGACACCCGGATCGCGCGGTCCGCAGATGGCACAGAATCCTGGCCCTGTGATGCCACAGACCATGCAGACCAACCCTGGGATGCCAGGCATGATGACTCCTGGCGCTGTCACTCAGTTCCCGCTGGGACAGGGTGCCAGCCCGTATGGCACGCGCACCAACGTGGGCATGCCGACCTCCATCCCGTCGCGTGAAGGCATTCAGCCCGCTGGCCCTGCCGCAGCTCCGGGCACCGCAGCCACTCCTGGCCTGCCGACGATGGAGCCTGAAACACAGCAGAGCGATATGTCTGGTCTGCTCTCAAGCCTCGGCAAAGGCATGGGTGGCGGCGCAGGCGGAGGCCACGCTCCGGCAGGCTCGATCTCTATGCGCAATGCTCCGGGTGTTGAGGCTTCGCCGGCAGATTTCCCAGCTGCGATTCAGTCGTGGGTGGCGCTGCTCAATCAGCTCGGACTGGGGAGGTGAGATATGGCCGGACTGTTTGATGCTCTCCAGCAGCCGGGTGGCGACACCTCTGGGGGTGGCTTTGGTGGTCAAGGCTTCAACCCGATCCTCGGCATCCTCGGGATGATCCTGCAGGGTGCTGGCTCAGCCATGAGTGGTGGCACGCCCAACTTCTCTGGCATTGGTCAGGCCATGGCAGCCAATCGCGAGCAGCAGCTTCAGAACGAGAGGCTCCGCAAGCGGCAGCAGCTGGTGATGGCCTATGCCGACAAGATTGAAACTAGCAACCCTGACGCTGCTGAGCTGATGCGCGCTGGCCTGCTTCAGCCTGAGGACTTCATCAAGACCGAAGAAGAAAGCAAGAAGTTCCGCATGGAGAAGGACTATGCGGCCAAAGCTGAAGAAGCCAAGTGGGAGCGCGAACGTCAGGCCAAGCGCGAAGACGCTCTCTGGCAGCAGCAGAACAGCCCTGAGTCTCAGTTCTACCGCACGCTGTTCCCTGACAGCAGTGGTGGAGCGGTTGCGCAGCCTCAGATCGCTGGAGCTGGCTCCTCCCCGGCATCCGGCGCTGGGGCTGTGCAGCCTGCTGTTTATCAGCCGGGTTCACTGGGTGCGATCGAACAAGGCGTGCAGTACGGTGGTGGCAACCAGCCCCAGCCCCAGCAAGTCGCAGCTCAGCAGGCCGCGCCGCAGGCTGATATGAAGACCCGGTTGGAGCAGGCAACTGGGCTGACAGACCTGACGCCGACCGAGATCACATGGCTGCAGCTGGGTGCCTCTGGTGGCAGGGATGGCTTCATGTCTGCGGTGCAGCAGCTCCGCACGCAGCGCGAGAAGGCCAAGCCTGGGTTCCGCGAGCCGACTGCTGAAGAGCGCCAGAGGTTCCCTGGTGTGATGTACATGACTGATGAAGGTCCTAAGTTTGGACCCTCGAACACCACCACATCCATCGACCCAGAGACAGGCAAGGTCACCATCACCCAAGGCTCTGGTGGTGCCAGCGGTGCAGCCCTGCCTGCTGAAGTCGGTGGCCGCATCGGGCTTGGGCAGAAGTGGCTCGAGAATGACTATGCTGAGCTTGAGCGAGCAATTGCTGCCGGCGAAGCCACTGGCCCGATCGATCAGGCAGCTGCCAACCTTGGCTACGGTAAGCCAGCACAGATCCGCCGCCGCATCCAGACCGGCCTCGACGCGCTGCGGCGCTCGCTGACAGGCGCTGGCATGAGCGAGGGTGAAGCTGCACAGTATGCCTCGCGCTACGAGCCGCAGCTGGCTGACACCGCCGAAACAGCTCTTCAGAAGCTGAGAGGCTTGCGTCAGGACCTTGAAGCCTCAATGTCCGGTTCCATTGATGCAAAAACAGGCGCTCTGACCAAGCAGCCGTCCGCTGACACAGCTCAGCCACCTCCAGCTGGGCCAGGATCGTCGTTTCAGACCCCTGAACAGCCCATTAATGAGCCAGTTCCGGCCGGTGCGCAGGAAGGCGATGTGTTTGAGGACTCGGATACCAAGCGCAAATTCGTGGTGCGCGGTGGCAAGCTGTATGAGGTGAAGTGATGGCCATGAATCTCGTCAAGGTCGGCTCTGCCCCAGCTCAGAAGAAGCCCGAAGAGCTCAGCTGGTGGGAAGCTCTGTCACAGGGTGCTGCCAACATCCCCAGCTCTACTGCCAAGTACGCAGGAGACATCTACACCGCAGTCACCAACCCTGTTGACACTGCCAAGGCTCTTGGGCTCAGCGCCGCTGGCGGTGCACAGCGAGCCTTTGAGGCTGTTGGTGGCGAGCGCCTGACTGGTGACATTCCCGATTGGGAGGGCACAGCTGCCGCTGACGCCATTGGCGAGTTCTACAAGAAGCGGTATGGCTCTGTCGAAGGTTTCAAGAAGGCTATCGCTGAAGACCCCGTTGGTGTGCTCGGAGATGCCTCCTCGGTGCTGGGTGGAGCTGGCCTCGCTGCCAAGGCACCAGGCCTTGCAGGCAAAGTCGCAAGTGTCGCTGGCAAGGCAGCCAACGCGATTGATCCGCTGATGTTGGCTGGCAAGGCAGCTAGCAAGGCTGGCGGAATGGCCGGCAGTGCAGCAGCCAACGTGCTCGGTCTCACCACAGGTGTTGGAGACGTGCCGATCCGTGAAGCCTATCGCGCAGGCAAGGCTGGTGGCCCTGCAGCTGAAGCCTTCCGCCGCAACATCGCTGGGCAGGTGCCATACGCTGATGTGGTTGACGAGGCTGGTGCTGCTCTGGGTAAGGTCAAGCAGGCTCGTCAGAATGCCTATCAGCAGGGCATTGCCACGACACGTCAGGCTGCAGGTCAGCTGGACTTCCAGCCTGTGCAGAACGCACTGGGCGATGTTATCGACTCGATGTACGAGCGCGGGTTCGCAAAGTCTGCTTCTTCGGAGCCGACCCTCAACCAGATGCTCGACATCTTCCAGGAGTTCGACCAGACACCTGGCCTGAAGGACGCCATGGGCTTTGATGCACTCAAGCAGCGCATCGGCGATCTGTGGTCAGCCAGCCCTGAAGCCAAGCAGCCAAACAGGGCAGTGACAGCGGTGCAGGACGCGATTCGGCAGCAGATTGTCAAGCAGGATCCCAACTACGCCAACACCATGAAGGACTACGAGACCGCCTCGAGTCTGATTGATGAGCTGCAGCGCGAGCTGTCACTCAGCCGCAATGCTGCTGAGTCCACCACACTGCGCAAGCTGCAGTCTGCGGTGCGTGGCGGAGCAAGTCAGGGCTGGAAAGGTCGCGAAGAGCTGATGCGCACCCTGATGCAGGAGAGCGGCAACCAGACACTGATGCCAGCCATGGCTGGTCAGGCCATGCAGAGCTATGTGCCGCGTGGCATCATGGGTCCGCTGGCAGGTGCTGGCGGTATCGGAGCAGTGATGGCAGGGCTGACGCCTGCAGCTATCCCTGCGCTGGCCATGGCATCGCCACGCGCTGTGGCCAATGCTGCCTACTACTCAGGCAAGGCAGCAGCTCCGGTGCAGGCGGCTGGCAGGGCTGTGGCTCCGGCTGCGAGTGCTGCGTACCAGGCCACTCGTCCAGCTCAGTCGCCTGCACGCGCAGCGGTGGAAACGGGCAGCATTGATGAGCGCCGTCGCCGCGCTGCCAACAAGCTGAAGCGGATCACTCCAGGCTCCTAAATTTGCTGTTGCCTTTTGGTTGGGGCTCAGGCATAAAGGTGTCCATGGGCAGCGCGGTGCTGCTCCGAGCCAAGAAAGGGATAATGCTGATGGCAACATACACAGGCCTTGAGTCCAGCTCAGATCACGAACTCATCACTGAGGCTCGGCTCTCTGAGAGCAAGTTGGCACAGGAGCTGGCCAAGCGGCTGCTCAAGTGCAAGGCTGATCTCTACAATGCGAATGCCGAGATCGACGATCTCGAGAGTGAATTGGAAAGGTAGGACGCATGACTGCCAACAACGAACGCAGGCTGCGGCGCCAGTTTGCCAATGCCTTCCCAGGGCAGGTGTTCTGGGTGGAGAACGGCGGAGGTGGAACCTTCGGGTTCCCTGACGCGCTGCTGGCGATGGATGGGCACCTTGTGCCGATCGAGCTCAAGGCCAGCTATGGCATGCTGCGGCCTGTCCAGAAGATCGTGCACCTGCGGCTGGCTGAGCACGGTGTGCCCAGCTTTGTGCTGATCTCCGAAGGTAACAAGTACCGCCTGATCCACAGCGGAACAGCGGACAGTGTCTGGTTTGTTAACATGGCTGATCTGCCGAGGCACATCCGTGACCTGAGCTGGCAGCCCAAGGAGGAAGTTGCGTAATGGAGCAGTTTGTCCTAGCACTGATGGTTGCTCTGTCTTCTCCGAACGAGAAGCTGGAGCGCTGCAAGTGGGAGCCTGACAAGCCTCGCTGGGAGTACAACGGGTGCGCTGATCGCGAAGGCAAGGCCGACAAGCCTGGCAAGGGTGACAGCGATGGAAAGTCGAAAGGAACCGACTGATGAAGAGCATCGCACTAGCAGCCCTGCTGCTCGCCGGCACCGCACTAGGTGCTCAGGGAGCAACATTCAGCTTCACCACTGACAATGCCAGCTTCAGCGGCACGGTCGGTGGCACCAATAGGTCCTCGACGAGCTCAGGCGACAATGCCAGCTTGCGCTGGGGGCAGAACGTTGGCTACGGCCAGTCTTCATTCACATGGGATGGTTATGATGGAACCGTTGAAGCTATCGAAGGGCTTGCCACGAACTTCACGTTTGGTGAGATCAAGCACCGCAATGAACCTATTGGTTCTGGCACTGGTATTCGCAGCACTGTACTTAACTTTGAGCTGGGTCTTCTCGGGGTTGTTGTCCCTGTTCAGCTGAACATCCGTCACACCGAGACACCCAACAACGACTCGCTGAGCTGCTGCGCTGACATCGTCTCGATGAGTTCGGTGCTGAACAAGGTGATCGAGAAGGATGGCTTCCTGGCCACGCTGTCGATCACTCCGGTGTTCTTCTCAACACCTGAGAAGAGCTCAAGGTCGAAGCTGTTCGTTGGCTCATTGACCTACAACCGCATCCCGGAGATTCCGGTGCCCGCAGCCCTGCCGCTGTTCGTTTCTGGACTGGCAGGGATCGGGTGGCTGGCAAAGAGCCGTCGTCGCAGAGTCTAATCCCTGCTCTGCGATACTTGGCCGGTAGCCTAATCAGCTACCGGCTCTTTTTATGAGTGGGACTGGAGAGCGGCTGAGCCCGTTGCCGCCGCACTTCTCACAGACACGCCACCAAGTGTCCGGCTGCGTTGAGCTCATGTACCAGCCAGCCACATTGGCTGCTGGGTCCCGGATAACGCGCTCCTCCTTGCCGCTGCCATGGCACGCTGAGCACAGGTCCATCAGGCTCTCCTCCGACCGGGCAGCGGCCTGAACACAATGGCCTTGTGGCCAGGGCACCAGGCGTCGTTGCCTTGCGTCGCCAGCCCGCAGAACAGCCACCTGTGCCGGGCGATCTCCTTGACTGGGTAGCGACACTGGTTATGGCGGAGCTGCAGCAGCGGGATCCCCTTGGAGCCGACCAGCAGGACTGGCTCCATCTCGGTGACAATGGGCTGGTCGGCTAAAATGGTCGCTGGAGAGCGTTCTGCCGGGGGAGTAGGCTCCCTAGGGGTGTCCTCGGGAGGCCAGTGGAGGACCACGGCAGGCCTGTCGGCGGCCCTCTTCCGAGGGTAGGCAGCGCGGCGCTCAATGTCAACACCCTTCTGGCGTGCCCGAGAGATGATTCCGGCCACCACATTCCGGGTCACCCCGAGCGCCACCGCTATCTGCCGAGCAGTCTCGCCGGCATTGAAACGGGCCACTACCTGATTGATCAGCTCTTCACGCGGCATCACTTTTCCTCCTTGGGCTGCCACTGACCACACCACCAATGCTCCTGCGTTCCGGGGAACGGCGGAGGGTTCATGCGGCACACGGTGTAATCGCGACCGCCAATTGTTGCGCTGTAGCAGAACCTGCAGGTCCTGCACAGGCGCTCCTGCTTGAAGTGCAGCGTGTCAAGGTTGTTCATCAAACGAACCTCTTGGTGATTGAGAACAGCTTGTCCTTGTGCCATGTGGTGCGGAACACCTCAATGTCATATGGCAGTTCCTTGGCGATGATGGTGTTCTCCAGCCACGCCAGCAGCGCGTTGAAGTTCTTCTTGGTAATGCGCTTGTCGCTCTTGTAGAACTCTTCCTTGGTAGCACGGTCACCAGATGGCATAGCCTTGATGAATGCTGCCTTGATTGAGTGCGGGTTGATCTTGAGCTGGTTGATCAGATCTTCATTCAAACTCATACTCAGTCCTCCTCTTCGGTTAACATAAGCCGGATCTTGTCCAGCGCCAGCGAAGCGATGTCTTGCTTGTCGATCAGGTTCTTAATGATGTGGTGGTCGATGGACTTGTCAGCCATAATGTCGTAGTAAGTGACTGAGCCCAGTGTGCCAAGACGGTGCACCCGGTCCTCGCTCTGCTGCCGGTCCAGTGACGAGAACGAGTTGGAGTAGTACACCACATCCCTGCACCGCCCCTGCAGGTTCAACCCAACGCCACCAGCCGCAGGGTTAGACACGAAGAACCGTGCCTCTCCCGACATGAATCGCTTCACAGCCTCTGCGCGTTCGCCATGTGCTGTGCCGCCGTAGTAGGTGACGACTGAATCATCGCCGTACTCCTTGCGAAGCCTGTGGGCGATACGCTCAATGTCGTTGCGGAAGCGTGCCCACACAATGACCGGGCCATTGATCTGGTCGATGATGTTGGACAACACACTCAGCCGTTCTTCAGAGAACTCTGTGAGCTCGCCGTCCTCGCCAGTGGGCAGGTAGCCCGACAGGATCTGCTGCAGCCGCACAAGGCTGGCGGCAACTGTGGCTGAGGTCACTGCCTGCCCATCCACAAAGGTCATCAGCTCGCGCTTCATCTCCTTGTACTTCTTGGCGGTGCTCTCGGACATGGCGTAAGGCACCTTGATAAACTGCTTCTCTGGCAGTGTGAGCACCTCGTCCTTGGTGAGCCGAGAAGCGTGATCTGCGATCTTCAGGTACAGGTCATCAATGTTCCTGCTGCCAACCACCTGCCGCATCTCGAAGCCACCCATGATGCAGTAGCGTGAGCGGAATGACCACAGGTTGGCACAGGCCAAGATAGACTTGTCAAGGAACAGGAACTGTGAGAACATGTCCTCCACATTGCGTGCAATCGGGGTGCCAGTCAGGATGCGCCTGAACTTGCACTTGGCACCGAGTGTGATGGCTGAGCGCGTTCTGCTGGCGGACTGGCTCTTGATGTAGTGCGACTCGTCAACCACAAGCAGCACCTGCCCATCATTGGCCTCGATGAACTCGGTGACTGCTTCTGAGCCTCTGCCAATCAGCGACTCAATGTTGATGCACAGCACATTCAGCGCATCAGGCTCGTTCATCTTGGCACGCTTGGGCATGCCACCCTTCCAGAGCAGGATGTTGATGTTGTGGGCTGAGTCCCAATGCTGGGGGATCTGCTCGTTGGCCCATGCCCTGTGCACACCATTGGGTGCTAGCACGACCATGGCCTTGATCATGTTTGATGCGTACAGCTTGCCCGCCTCAGCGATCAGCAGCGCGGTCTTGCCCAGACCCATCTCCCAGAGCACAGCATAGGCTTTCTTGCCCAGCATCTTGTCAAGGGTCTCGAGCTGGTAGTCGCGCAGCTCAACCTTGGGGTTGTAGGGGATCTGGCTGGCCGGCAGCAGAGGGTAGCGATCAATCAGCGCCTCAAACACATCATCTGTGCCCTCAATCACCTTCCACTCAATGTTTGGCACACTCTTGAGCAGCGCGATGTTGTCCTTGGTGGCTCTGAACTTGACAGACCTGTCAGCGTTCCACTCCTTCTTGCCACGCAGTGTGGTGACCTGCGAGATGAAGCTGATGGAGAACGGTCCATAAGCCACACCGTGGTCGCCAGTGATCTCAACCCTAATCATGTCAAGTCTCCAAGGTACTTGATTGCATCAACGCGCAGCATTCGGAAGTCAGAAGGGCACTTGCCCCTCACGAGGTATAATGCCCTGCCAGCCTTGCCTCGGTCAACAACTTCCTGTCCGAGCTTGGGGAAGCGCCAGCGATCGATCTTGGCGAAGATCTCGCCAGTGTCGTCCTGCATGAACATATTGAGTGTGGCAGTTGGGCCATCAACCTTGTAGCCTCGGCGAGCGATGTTGACTTCCTCGTTCTCATCACGCGGTGCAATCTTGGTGACCAAGGCTAGCACCCGGAACTCGCCTGAGTCGCCCTGCTTGATGTCGCCCACATTGGTGATCTTGCCATTCAGCACAACCTTCGATTCAGCCAGCAGCTGGCTGCCACGCTCGCTGATTGGGTACAATGTGTCAATCGGGGTGACAGCGTTGGCCAGTCGCTTCTCAAGAACAGCACGTAGGGTCTTGCCGGTATCGCGAGACGTCATGATCTCCTTGATGTAGGCCGGACCGATTCCCTTGACGTTTGAGAGCGGGCCAACCAGCACCTTCTTGCCATTGACCAGATTTGTCGACCAGCGAGCAGCTGACAGCTCACGGTCGAATGGGATGTACTCAATGCCTTCGCGTGACAGCTCGCGCAAGATGGCGATCTGCTTCAGTTGGTCGTCGGTGTAGTCCAGCGTGGCTGCTGCGAACTCAACTGGGTGGTGAGCCTTGAACCACATGCAGTAGTAGGACACATACGCATAGGCCACAGCGTGCGCCTTGTTGAAGCACCACGCACCGTAGGCGCACAGGTCGTCCCACATCTTGTCGAGAACGTGATCGGAGATCCCCTTGGCGCGTGCACCTGCCTTCCAGCGGTCACCGTACTGGTCAAAGAACTCCTTGCCCAGTGACTTGCTCATTGCCTTGCGCAGCGCAGTGACGTCTTCCCAGCTGAGCCCACCAATGTTGCGCCCGATGTTCATCACCTGCTCCTGATAGCAGATGACGCCCAGCGTGTCGTTGGTCTCTGGCTCGAAGGCTGGATCTGGGTAGCTGACTGGCTCCTTGCCAGACATGCGCAGCACCCAGCTCATGGTGCCACCTGAAGCCATTGGACCTGGTCGTGCCAGAGCTGTGATGGACACAATGTCGTTGAACTGAGACACCCTCACCTGCCTGCAGATGGACTGTAGCGAGGTGCCTTCAAACTGGAAGATGCCAGAGAAGTGCTGCTTGTTGATCACATCATAGGCTGCAGCGTCGTCCAGCGGAATGGTCTCAAGAAACCGCCTGTTCCTGATGCCCAGCAGCTCCAGCGTGCGCTCGAAGATGGAAAGCTGAGTCAGTCCCAGCGCGTCGATCTTTAGCAGGTTGAGCTTCTCAGCGTCGTACTTGTCGCACTGCGCAACACCACTGGCATCAACAGCCACATGATCAAGGATCTGTCCGCGCGAGATCAGCAGCCCTGCTGAGTGCTGGCTGTGGCCATAGGGGTGGCCTTCCATCTCAGAGACGCGGGTGATGAATGGATACTTCTCAACCAGCTTCTTGCCCTGCGCAGTCTCGTTGAATGTGTCGCTCATCTTCTGGAGCGCGCGGCTGTCGCCTGAGGACCGCTTGATGATTGAATCGGTGACTGAGCGGATCTCGTAGTCAGGGATCTGAAGCTCCTTGGCAGCCATGTTGAGCAGGGAGCGTGGCTGCAGCATTGTGATGGTGCCGAGGCGCGCAACGTGATCCTCGCCATACATCTGGCGCGCATACTTGAACACCTCGTCGCGGTGATCAGCTGAGAAGTCGATGTCGATGTCGGGAAGGTCCTTGCGGTTGATGTCGATGAACCGTTCAAAGATCAGCCCGTGCTCCAGCGGATCCACTGTGGTAATGTCGAGCAGGTAGCACACCAGCGAGCCGCATGACGAGCCGCGTGCTGGCCCAACGATCATGCGCTCCTTGGCCCAGCGGATCATGCCTGACACAATGTAGAAGTAGTCCTCGAACTTCTTCTTTGCGATCAGGTCCAGCTCATAGCTCATTCGCTGCATGTACTCAGGTCGCGACAGGTCACAACCCTTCTGCTGCGCACCTTCAAGGCACAGCGCCAACAGCGTCTTGGACTTGGTGGGTGTGAACATCTCACCAGGGCTGAGCTCAACGCCAGAAGCCACCTCAAGCAGTGTGTCCCTGTGCACCAGAGCCTTGTCCAGCTCTGTGGCCTGCAGTGGCAGCTGAGCCAGGGATGCGCGCCATTCAGCTTCAGTGAGGATGTGCCGAGGGTAGGTCACCGAGTCAGCCCGTGCTCCTGCCAGCAGCTGGTACGGCACATCGTCAGAAGCCCTAGGGAAGCGATTCGCAGAGGTGGCTAGGAGGGGCCAGCCCGACCCCATGGCCTTGTCCAGCACCATTGCAGTGGTGGCCGGCGACAGACTCTGATACAGACCTGGAGTCGCAGGGCAGAGGAACAGGTTGGCCGGTCCAGCAATGGCATTCACCCTGCCCAGTGCCACAGCCTCGTAGGCCTGATCGTAGGTGAGCTGCCAGCCCTGCCCGGAGGCCACCTGCACGAGATTGTTGATGTCCCTTAGGGAGTGCCTAGGGAAGAACGACCATTCGTCCAGCGGCCTGCGCCTGCCCTTCAGCTCGTTGCCTACCGCGAGGGTAACGCCGAACGCTGGCTTGAATCCCAGCTTGCGGCAGGTGGCTTCCCACTGGACGAATGAGAATGTTGAGTTGAGGTCAGCGATCGGCAGCTGCCGGTAGCCACACTCAATCAGCCTATCCGCCACAGCACGCAGCGAGCCATAGGCAGTGCGGAAGCTATAACCGGACCTTACTACCATCTTCCTTGACCTTCTTCCACTGCGCTAGAGCTCTTGCTCTTGCGGCGTCGCGCTGCTCCTGAGAACTCCAACGAGCCACCAAGCAATTCTTCGACGGCTTGGTTCCTGCTTTTGCCTTGGCCATATTTGCACGAGCCTCTGGAGAGTGCTTATAGCCAGTCAGCGTTTTGCGAATCTTCTCTCTGAATGTTGGGTGCCGAGCAAGCCTGTCCTGCATGTTGTCTTTCTGTGTTCCGAAATACAAATGCTTAGGGTTCACACACCATCCATTATCACAGGTATGGCAAATCAAGCCTCTTAGTTTTGTTCCACTCCACCTTGGAATCTTCTTGACATTCAGATGAAACGAAAGCCTATGTGCAGTCCATTTCTTGCCTCTGTGCCGAACAAGCATGGGGCGCTTTGTGTTCAGTTTCCCTTTCGAATTAATGCAGGCAATGCATCCTGTCTCTAAGAGAACCGTTTCGATTGGGAAGATCATGGCAGCACCCCATCAGCCTTCAGCCGCACAATGCACCGCACCAGCGCCTGCACGTCGTAGCGTGCGCGGTGAGCTGAGTCGAATTTCTCCCCAAACAGGTGCTCGTGCAGCTCAACCAGCTTGAGGCGGTATCCCTTGATGGCCATTGTCTGCTCAACCGTGCAGACCAGCTGAGGCCACTTGACAGGCTCGCGCTCAGCACGCTTCATTGCGATGTCAATGATGTCGCGGTCAAAGCTGGCGTTGTGTGCGTAGACCGTTGGGACGCTCTCGAGGAACTCTGCGATAGCGGGGACCACCTCAGAGACATCGGGAGCGTCCTTCAGGTCTTCATCTGTCAAGCCGGTGATCTTGGTGATCACCGCTGGCAGGGGAAGAGCGCGTGGCTTGATCAGGAGCTCAAGCTCCTTGAGGATCTCGCCTTCAGGTGTGAAGACACAGCCATAGAACTCTATCATCTCAGGCTGGCGGTCGAGTGGCAGCAGAGTGGACTTGACCAGACCTGTGGTCTCGGTGTCGAATGCGATTAGCACTTGGGTGCCTCCTTCAGAGCATTGGCTGCTGCCATAGCATAGCATCCGCTGCAGTCCTCATACATGTACATGTCGTGGACACAGGTGTCGTGCTTTGATGGCTGATTGTCCTTACGGTAGCGCTCCCCGATTGGTCGGGGAACGTCACCACTCACGATTGCCAGCAGAGCCTTCTCCAAGAAGGCGATGCGAGCCTCTGCACTCACTTACGCTTCTCCTGTGGCATGGCATTGACGCGATCAGCGATCAGCCCGTCAATCTCGCGCAGCATCTGCGAATACACTGTGTTGTCGTCCAACGAGTCGTAATGGCCACCGCGCGTGAACATGTTGGCATAGCGGCTCAGCTTGGAAACCATCTGCACAAAGATGCCGTAGCGATTGAAGTCGTCGACAGTCTGCAGGGTGATGCCATTGGGGAACAGTCCCTGCATCACATAGCCGTGCATCAGATAGTTGTCGCCATACAGAGCAGCGCGCTGCTGGTAGATCTCAGCAGCCTCGCGCAGCGTATCCGGAACGGTCTTAGTCATTACACACCTCACACTTGGGGGAAGATCTTGAGGCCAGGAACTCCAGCCTGAGCGAAAGAAGTAAGCACATCATCCCGATCGTCAACAACAAAAGCGATCCTGCTCAAATCACCCTTGAACAAGTAGCGCATCAACTTCACCTTCAGCTCGCAGGAGGGTGTGACGTCATCATCGCCGGGTCGCATCACGATGCAATCGTACGGCACCCTGTGCTCGCGCAACCACTCCTGAGTCTGGTGCACCCACTTGTGTGGGCGTGCTGTGCAGATCACGATTGGTGAGCCACCATTGCGGATGGACCAAACCAGCTGCTTGACATGAGGAACAACAGGGTCGTCGCCCTGGTGCTGATGATAAGCGTCCCAGCCCTGCCAGTGCGGTGCACCCGGAAGCAGATGGTCGCGCCAAGCTGAGTCGCAGATGGTGTGGTCAAGGTCGAACACCACCGCCTTAGCGTTGGGCATGAAGGTCTGATCAGGTGGCCATTGCATGTCTGTCTCGTGCTCGTTGTCGTACTGAAGCATGTCACACTCCCTTGAGCAGATCAGCCGCCTTGGCGAGCTTGATCTTATCATCATGCTGCAGCTTGGCTGCCACCTCCTCAATCAGCTCGATGGCAGACTTGGCCTTGGGCTGCAGGAAGAAGTCCACCCACGGCATCACCTCGAGCACAGCAGCCTTCATGCCTGCCACCACAGCACCGTACTCGCTCTGGACCCGCAGGGAGTCGCGCTTCTGTGCCAGGTCAACCCATGCGCGCATGTTGTACTTGGCGATCAGGTTGCAGCAGATATTCATGGGCAGCAGACCGCGTGCGTCCTCAAGGCTCTCGCCGGCACCGACAGCAGCATTGTACTGCTCAAGCTCAGCGGACAGAACCTTCTTGTAGGCTTCCTTGTTCTTGACGCTGTCAGGGATGTGGCAGGTGGCTGAGCCCATGTCAGTGACGCGCTGGCTCTGCATCGCGAACGAGGCCTGCCGGGTGCGCGTGATCTGCTGGGCACAGGCACGGCTGACATCATTGATGGCGAAGGTGAAGTCCACGAACTCCCACGAGCTAGGGATTGAGGTGGCCATGTAGGCCAGCTCCTTCTCGAGCTGGGCATGCGTCATCTGCATGAAGCGATCAAGACCCTCTGGCGTCATGTTCAGCCGGGTGTTCTTGGTGTAGGCCAAGATCTTGGCTGCGTACAGCGGGTCTGTTGAACCCTTGCCAGTGTAGTCGATGAGTGCAACCTTAACCATTCTTGGGCATCCTTCTGTCGTAGTCGTTGGACTTCATGAGACGTTCAATCTGCCGGATGTCGTTGATGAGATCATCAAGCAGCAGGCCTGGACGCCAGCAGGCATACCTGCCCAGCGAGTAGATGTTGAAGGTGTCAGTGAGCCAAGAGATCACACCCTTGCGCCAGTGGTCATCAATGGGCACAATCTTGGCGTACTGCTGCCGCTTGATGTCAATGGACTTGAGCATCACCCTGCCATCATCAACACCAATCAGGTCACAGATCGCTCTGATGGTGTCCATTGTGTTGCCAGGCTCAGGCGCGTAGTCAATGTACTCAGCCACCACCTCATCGCCAGTGATCGTGATGCGTGTGGCATCAATGTTGCTGGGCGCATACAGCGAGGCATATGCGTCGCAGTTTTCAACCTTGAAGCGCAGGTTGTAGCCTGTGCTGTACTTGAAGGTCTGCTGCAGGAATGGCACAGTGTTGCTGCGCATTGCTGCCTTGATGATGCTGGTCATCGGAATGGTCGAGATGATCGGAGGATGAACACCCTTGAACTTGGTGCGACGCTCGATCTCCTCTGCGATGTCCTGCTCATACTCAATGTTCAACCCATTGGCCAGCATTGGTATCAAGTTGGGCGGAGCGATGTAGCGTGTCACCAGCTCAGGGTTGATGGGCAGCGACCTGTCGGTGCGGTGCTCACCAGTTGCCCTGCGTGAGTATGTCATCATCGCTGCCAGCGGATTGGGATAGTTGCTGTCGCTGGTCTTGAGCACCTGCACCTTGCGGAACTCGATGCCCAAGGCATTGCTCATTGCTTCGTTGCGGAAGCGCAGCACAGCTGAGTGGTTGTTGGGCAGAGAGCCTTGCAGCTCGCGCACCACAACCTTGCGCCTGTGCGACAACAGCGTGCCAGCAATCAGACCGCTGAGCCCTGCACCATACACTGCGATCTCGTCAGTCATCCTTGCCCTCCTTGATCTCGGCGACATTGCGTGCGTAAACACCCAGCAGCTCGAATGGCACCTCTTCGCCGGCCAGCACCTTAGACTTCACAAAGGCCTGCAGGGTCTTGGCGTGCACACCTTCACGCTTGGCGTACATCTGGCCGTTCTCCTGCAGCATGTGCTCGACATTGACAGCCTCGTTGTGCTGGCTCTTGCCAAACGACAGCTCCAGCTGAGTCTTGATGATGTCCTCACCGTCGTTGTCAGCCAGCCACTTCAGAGCCTGCTCCCGAGCAGCCGGGTCAGATGGCAAACAGCCATCAACCTTAAACCGAAGCGCCAGCTTGCGGCCGGAAGAAGTCTCGAGAGACTTCAGCCCGAGCTCAGCCATGGTGTCAGGGATGGTGCGGGTGAGCAGCCCTAGCAATTCACCCTTGAGCTGGTACGACAGCTCCTCAAGGCTCTTGATGCGATCGCTGAGCTCAACGCACTGCTCTGCCATGCGCTGGAGAGATGCAAGCCTGTTGTCAGTCATGGCTGCCATCCGGGAGTGCGTGGTAGCGCGGCTCGCTATCAGTTTCTTCCTGAAGAGCCTTCTTGGTCATCTCAGCCAGCGCGATGTGCCTTGCCGAGCGGCGCTCAAGACTCTCTTCAGACTCAGCCTTGAGCCTGCTGCGCATGATGCGTGCAGCATCTTCCCTGTGGCGCTCGCTCATCAGCTTGTTGCGCGCATCAAGGATGATGCTAAGCGTAGTGGCAGCTTGCCGAGAGATGGTTTCGTATCCCGAGACTGAGCGGATCATCCGGCCCAGCATCATGATGTCACGCTCGCTGAGCGGAACCATGACAAAGTCATCTCCATCGTTCTCAGCAAGGTGCACAGTGGCAGGTGGCAACGTTCTCATTCGATCACCTCAAAGGTTTGGCGTGTTCCGTCATCCTTGTGGGGGTGAATCTCCTTCACCTCCCATCCTGGGTAAGTTGAGGACACCCACTGGGGGATGTCCTCCTGCTTCATTGCGCTGATCATCAACCACCGCCTGGATTGGTTGTTGGTGATGACCACATCGAAGAACTGCCGCATCATACCTCCTCTGGTTCGCTGGCCGGCAGCGAGATCTCGTCCTCAACCGAAGGCAGATCAAAGTCGCTCAGCTCGATCTCACTCCCGTGATCAAGGTTGAGCTGGAACTGATCGCGCCACTCAGTGAACGCATATCCACGCTCGCTCTCCTGCCACTCCTCAGAGCGATTGTCGATGTACTCATCGATGGCAGTGTAGATGTTGTTGGCCCACTCGTGCGCCTCGTCGATGATCTCGTTGATCTCGCTGAGCGCAGCGTTGTACTCAGCCACCTCGTCAGCGATCTTCTGGTGCTGGCGCTCCAGCTTGTCATAAGCTTCCTGGTAGCGCTTGATGATGTCGTCGCGATCCTTGTGATCGCTGGCAGAGAGCTTCTTCATGGTTCGTTCCTTTCATTGGAGCACCGCGCTCCGATAGCCACTATGGCTGAGTTGATGGAAGAAGTCAACAATCAATTAGGCAAGCAGATACGCGACTGTCATCAGCACCAACCCCAAGAACCACAGGAAGAACAGCACCGACAGCATGAACCCAAACAACAGGGCTGCAGCCTTGATGGTGTCAATCATGAACTTTTGCATCACAGACCCTCCACCTGCTGGCGCATCGGCAGCTTGAGTGTGTTGTAGCGCACCATTGTGTTGTAGAGGCTGTTGGCATACTGGTAACCACTCAGCTTGTAGGCATTGCGCCTGCGCTTGACAAAGCCTTGCGCTTCAAGCAGTGCGTATGCTGTGCAGGCTCTGTCCTTAGTGCGGTAGAGCTTGACACACCACCGCATTGCATCGGTCTGATAGTGAAACGGCTTCATCACTTAGTTCCTCCTCTTACCATTCGCTTGATCAGCGATTCAAAGTTGCGCATGCCACTGACTGATCTCGATGAGCACGACAGCACAACATTGCGTTGCGTGCCATCGGGCAGTTGAAGTGTCAACACACGGTGCTTGCGTTGACGCTCATTGATGATCCTGATGCCATAGCTCTTGATCACCTCGTCGTACTCGCTCTTGCGGATCATTGGCACTTACCCATCGCCACACTTGTGTCGTAACCAGAGCCAAGTATCAGCGCACCAGATCCCTTGCCCCAAACGATCACGACATCCATTTTCCCAACGCCTGGAGCAGTGACAGAATAATCAACACGCTTCTGTCCTTTGTCATTGCGAAGCATCTGCACGCCTGTAGCGACGATGTTGTTGTTGTCTCCTCGCACTGTGCCATCTGAATGGTAAGAGGTCTTGATTGGGCGCAGGAGCTTCTGCTCACCATTTGAGTCCTTGCTGATGTACGTGCTAAACTGGCAAGTCACAATTGGCTCAGCTGCTGCCGGCGATGTGAGCGCAGCCACTGCTGCGAGCAAGAGGATTGGGTTACGCATTGGGGTTGTTCCTGTTGCGGATGTGCCAGATGACCTTGATCACGTTGAAGTGGATGGACGCAGCGACAAGGCCAGCAATGAAGATGAAGATGCCGAGCAGGCCACTCACAAAGATGCCAACAAACCAGCCCACAACGATGCCAACAAACATCCAGCCATCGCTAGCTGCCTTGGCACGCTCGTAGGCATCAACCCCAGACTCAATCTCGTCAACCATCTCAGTTCCCTTTCTTCAGGAGCACCATGCTCCGGGTCTATTAAGCGCCACATGGCGCAGTAAAGCAACAACTCTTTCAAGGTGCCCCACGCCCAGCTGTTCAGGCTGTCGTGGGGCTGCAGTCGCGTGAGTGGAGCTTAGCTGGGACTCACCACTGCCTGTCGGTGTTATTCGGGCTACCCCATGCTGCCCAGGACACCGCCGACTGGTCCCTTTAGCTCGTCAGAATGCCTCCTCGTCCTCGGCCACATGCGCCATCTGCGACTGCTTGCGTGCCAAGCCACCCTCGCACTGCTCGTAGAAGTCGCGTGCCTCCTGCAGCAGCTTGCCGGTCGGATCAGCTTCAAGCACCGTCTGACCAGGTGTGGTCTTCCATGCAGACCAGTCACCTGAGCTGTTGCTCACAGACACAGTGCTCAGCGTCCACACCTTGTAGAAGATCGGCGGGCGGAACTGCTTGCCCGACGAGGCCACAGCTGTCATGTTGGTGAGGCGCGTCATCAGCTGACGCGAGGACTTGAGTGCAGTGGAGGCCATCGGGATCATGGACCGCCGGCCACCAGCCGTCAGGTTCAGCACAGCCCACTGTGCCGACTCACTGATGATGTTGCCGTTGGGCAGGATGGGCCGACGCTTCTCATCGGGCACGGTCTGCTCAAGGACCGCGACATTGTCACCATGGTTCATCACCAGACCCTTGCCGCTGGCGCGCGGAGCCCACTCAAGGAACACTCGTGAGTAGTGGCACAGCACCACCTGGATCTCGTCCCAGACATCGCCATTTGCCACATCGCAAATCTGTCCTACGCTGGCTCCAGCGATGTACTCAGGGCGACCCTTGTTCAGCTGAGGCGACAAGCCCTGCAGAATCGTCAGGCGCGGCAGCAGGACGTCACGCGACGTGACATTCTCGAAGCCTGCACCTCCCATCTCTGCCAGCTGGTCAGCCAGCACCACTGCGTTGTTTTCAACCTTGGCTACGTTCTTGCTCATGTGCTTGGTTTCCTTTCTCAAGCTGCTTCTTCTTCAACATAGGCACCACCGTACTTCCTGATCATGTCCTCGATGAACTTGACAGGGTTGTCCCACACATCCTCCTTGTCGCTAAGGAACAGCGCAGGAACATAAAGGACCTCGTCGTTGCCAGACATCTTCTTGATGATGTCGGAGGCATGCTTGGTCCAAGTCTGGTAGTTGTCGAGCGGCCAAGATCCAGCATGGCCACCTTCTGTGCTGTACAGCTGCTGGTTGATCAGCGAGTACATGATGCCGCGCGACACCGCAGCGTGTGTGAGCATGAAGTCGGCGCGAGCAAGATCAAGCGGCGCAGTGTCCAGCGTCACCCACGACATCAGTGCCATGTCGCTGCGGTGGTTGCCAAGCGCACAGCCAACGCGCAACGTCACAGGCCGCAGCGTGCTCAGCACGCGGGTGAGTGCCAGCAGCGCGATGCCACGCTTGCGGAGGACGTACTCAGCGACACCACCAGAGCTGGTCAGGTCGGCGTAGATGGTGAGCGGAGCCACCTGCGACAGATGGCGCTGCCGGCGACGCATGTTGAGCGGATTGCCCGCGAGGAAGGCACCAACGTTGGGCGCACCGCCACAGACGTCGTTGATGGTGCGGAAGGCAGTGGTCTTCTCGTGCTGGCGCTCCTCAAGCTTCGCGAGCAGCTTGTCGGTCTCAGCGACCGTGCGCACCAGGCCGCGACGCACAGCGTTGCGCGCAGCTTCAACGTCGCCCAGACCATTGGCGTGCCAAGCTCCCCAGGTCTGAGGAGCCCAGTGGTTGATGGTGTCAGTGAAGTCTGACATGTCGTGCCACAGCACCTGCCGGACCTCAATGGCGTTGCGGGTGACATCACCAGCGTCGAATTTGACCACAGACTTGATAGGCATCGGTATCTCCTGTGCCAGCACCACGCTGGCCATGCTAGTAAAGCTGATTCTGGCAACCAAGGCAACAAGAATTTTTGGGGGATCCGGTTGTCCGAATCCCCCGGATTTCCTCAGTTTTTGATGAGGTTGATCTGCTCCGGCGTCAGGCCAGAGAGGTAAGTGAGCTCAGCCGCGCGCTCGGCAGAGAAGCCAGCCGCCACCAGCGCAGCCCCAGCCACTGTGGCGCGGGGAGAGATGATGATCTTGAGCCCAGCCTTGCGTGCGGAGGCGCGTGCACGCTGCACCTGCTTGGCCCAGTCAGCGTTGCCGCACATGGCCGCCTCAAGAGCCTCGTCGTAGGCCCATGCCAGCTTGACAAAGCGGTCCAGGAAGGCGCCATCCAGCTTGGTGCGGCCGATGTAGTCGGCAGTGGCACCCAGACCGTAGGTGTTGGCCGCGCCGAGGATGATGCAGTCCTTGTGGCGCTCAATCTGGTCGCCATTCGGCAGGCTCATGCCACCGTTGGCCAGCGCAGCATTGAGCACCAGCAGGGCGGAGGCATCGCCCGAGTCGAGCTCGTCCAGCAGCACCACACCACCGTCGCGATAAGCCTTCACGAACGGGGTGTCGTGGTAGCGGCCATTGGCATCCACAAAGCCCACCAGCTCGTGCGGCATGCTCATCGCACCCTGAAGGTAGAAGCTGAGCCCCAGAGCCTTGGCAGCAGCGTGAGCAGCGTGGGTCTTGCCAGAGCCTGCCGGACCGGCCAGCCACACGTTGAGCGGATTGCCCGAGGCGGTGCGCGCAGCCATGATGGCCAGCAGCTCAGGGAACTGCTTGTGGTTGAGGCCAGCGAGCTCGGTGCGCTCCTCGGTGGCAGCGTTGAAGATGATCGTGCGACCCTGCTCCTTGGCCTGCTCGGCAGCGGCCCACGCAGTGGCGGTGGCGGCGGTCTGCTCAGCCAGCAGCTGCTCAAGTTGCTCGATGCGAGCGTTGTCGGTGGTGACGAACACCTCCACTTCCTTCTTCACTCCTTCGGTCTTGAGAGGCACGATGCGGTACACAGCCAGCGCAGTCATGCGCTTCTCGTCGGCCCAGTCGCGCAGCTGGCCGCGCACCACCGCAGCGATGTGCGCGTGGAAGACCATCAGGTACTTGTTGCCGTCCGACCATGCGCGGCGGAAGCGGCGCGGGTGCGTGGAGGTGATGGTGTTGAGCGACTTGTGCTCGCCCGGATAGCGGCGGATCATCTCGCCGAACGGCACCTGCTCAGCGTCAAGACCCTCCTTGTGAAGCGCACGGATGATGCTCTGCAGCAGCGTGCCTTCGCCCTGTTGACGGCCAGTGACGTTGAGCAGACCCTGGCAGTAGGCGTAGTCCTTGGCGAGCACGTGGGCCAGAGCCTTGACGGCGCAGTCGTTGTCCTCGCCATGAGCTTCGCTCTGCTGGTCGATGGAGCGCTCTTCCTCGGTGGCAGCCTTGCGCGGCGCACGGACAAGGTTGTCGATCAGGCGCGACACCTCAGCGCGATCAACGTGCGCAGGAGTGTAGTTGTGCTCGCGCTTCGCCAGCAGGTCGAGCAGGTAGGTCTGCTGCTTCGGGGTGACGTCGGCGGCGAAGGTCCAGGTGGTGGTCATTTGAGTCAGCTCCGGTTTGGGCGGTAGCACCGTGCTACCTGAGAGAGAGTAAACGCCAAATCGTGACAGGAGGCAACAACTATTTTTGGGTGGCTGGGGGATCAATCCCCCAGCCCGATCCCCCACAGCTTGAGGTTGGCCAGCTGCGCGAAGTTGCGCGGCTCGTACGAGATCATGTTAGCCTTGTTGAAGCGGCCAGAGCGATCGTCGCGGCCGAAGTTGACGCTGATGTGGCCATCGCTCTGGAGGCGCACATGCGCCAGCCAGGGCTTGTTGGAGGTGACGTAGCGGCCCACAAAGCCAGCGAGGTACATGCCGTAGTCGGTGCGGTAGCAGCGCACCTGAGTGGGCTGACCCTTGATGATGACGGTGATCTCGCCGATCTCGTCGCCACGCTCGTTGCGGCCCAGCGGGAGGTAAGTGTCGAGGAGAGCCTTCATTTTCCATTTCCTTCTGTCAGGACAGCACCGCGCTGTCCATGAGAAGGATTAAACGCCATTTCGTGACAAAAGAAAACAACTATTTTTGGGTCCTTAAACTGTTGAAATAGCTAGGATTTAGATTTCTCTTCCGAAGGGTTGAGCCTCGCACCAAGGTTTGGCGCATCCTTGGTCGAAGAATTTGCTTTTCGGTCTGGGCGAATCAGGGCATAAGGGGAGTCCTGTGCCCAAACACGGAACCGGGGAACAACGGGCGGCGGTAGCTCCGCCGCCTGCCCCAACTCCGAGAGGCGCAGGCAGTGTTGGGCATGGGGTCTCCGCTACACCCCGAATCGACCCGAGCAGACCCGTTGCGACACGGTTCTGTGATTGAGAAGTCATGTGTGGAGGACAGAAATGGAGCATGGTGAGTCATGAGCTCAGACGCACTTGAGTTCCTGCGGTGGCACACGCCCAATGGGCCTTGGCAGGTGTGCTGCTTTGACCCACAGGGTGGGCCCAGCGTGACCAAGGTGTTTCGTTATGAACAGCAGCCAGATCTGGCTGCTTTTTTGCGTAGGGTGAATGGCAGGCTGAATGTGTACTACTCCATCAACTGCCCTAGTGCTCCCAAGGACCGCAAGCCCACCAAGGCAGAGATTGACTCAGTGCGCTGGCTGCAGGCGGATCTTGATTGCCGCAAGGATCATGATCGGGTGGCGGAGCGTCGGCGCATCTTGCGCATGGTGATGAACGAGCTGCCAGCGAAGGTGCTGAAGCCTTCGGCCATCGTTGACAGTGGCAATGGGTACCAGCTGCTGTGGCGGATCAAGCCCACCACTGATGTGGCATTGGCAGAGATGATGTCCGAGTGGCTGGGAGACCAGCTGGGCGGCGACAAGGTGAGCAATGTGGACCGGGTGTTCCGCTTGCCAGGAACTGTGAACATTCCTACAGCGTCTAAGAAGGCTGCTGGCTACAATGTTGTGCCAGCCAAGGCGGTGGCCCTGAATGGGCTGTGCTACGATCTTGCTGAGCTCTGCGCGCCGCGCGCTGATGATGCGTTCCTGAGCACGGCTGATGTGGGGCTGAAGAAGGTTGAGCGCAGGGACATCGCGCTGTATGATGAGTGGGACATTGGCCGCCTCATGGATGAGGTTGGTGGGTTGCCTGCACAGTGGCTTGATGAGTATGAGCTGTGGCTGAAGCTGGGCATGATCATCCACCATGTGACGCAAGGCGGTGAGGACGGACTGCAGCTGTGGGACCTGCTGTCGGGCTATGGCCGTTCCTACCAGCTTGGGGCTTGTGCTCGGCGCTGGCCGAGCTTTGATAGGTACGGTGGACCCCGAGTTGGGGTTGGCACGCTGGTGATGGCCATCAAGGACGCTGAGCGTGGGGTTGAGCTGATTAAGGATCGCGTGGCAAAGGACCAAGCAGCATGATTGACGATGATCAGCCGGAAGGCGAAGGCGACAATGTGGTGTCAATGGAGAAGATGCGCGAGCGCATTGCTGCCAACAAGAAGCCCAAGGGTGGCGCCAAGAAGGGTCCCATGGAGCTGGCTGAGGCATTCTTAGAAGGCAGGTCCAAGTTGAAGCTGTATGCTGGTAGCTGGTGGGAGTATGATGCGGGTCGCTATGTGCAGCGCGACAAGGACTGGATCAACTCTGAGTTGTGGCTGGCGTTTCCTTCGGTGGGTGGCAGCAGGGACATCTCTAACATTGCCAGCGCGGCGCGTGCACAGGCGTATGTGCTTGACTATGGACTGTCCCCACCGTTCTGGCTGAAGCCAGCAGGCGATGGCCGCGAGCAGGCCGAGGCAGGTGATGGCCTGGTGCTCAGGAATGGGCTGCTTGATCCCAAAACGCGCGAGCTGAAGCCCATCTCAGACAAGTTCTTTGCCACCTCTTCGCTGACGTATGATTGGCGGCCTGATATGCCAACTCCGGTGTTTGATGAGTGGCTTGATACGGTGCTGCAGGGTGATAAGGAGTGCATTGAGCTTGCGCTTCAGATGCTCGGCACGCTGGTGTTGGGGGACACTTCCTCGCAGTCGCTGTTCGTGGTGGTTGGCAAGTCGAATTCAGGCAAGTCAACGCTGTCGAAGTTGGTTGAGGATCTGGTTGGCAAGGAGGCCATCACAGCCAGCACAGTGCAGGATCTTGGATCGCCGAGCGGGCTTGAGAACTTGGTTGGCAAGAAGCTGTGCATCCTGTCGGACATCCGCACAGGCTCTCAGAGGTACTCCAAGACAGACAGCACGCTAGCTGTGCAGCGCATCCTGACGATAACGGGCGGTGACATCATTCATGTGCCAATGAGGTATTCAACGACAGGTGGCTGGAGTGGCACGCTTAAGACCAACATGTTGCTGATTGCCAATGAGATCCCTAAGTTCAGCGACACTGCAGGCGCGATGCTGCGCAGGCTCAGGGTGCTTGAATTCAAGCATCAGATCGCCAAGGCTGATGAGAAGGTTGATATGCCTGATATGCTGCGGGCTGAGTTGCCAGGGATTTTGGTGAAGGTGCTGGATGCATATGATAGGCTGAAGAAGCGTGGCAACAAGTTCGTGGTGCCGGCCAGCACGGAAGCAGTGATGGCTGAGGCGGCTGGTGTGTTTGATTATGTGCGTGCGTTTGTGCAGGAGTGCTGTGAGATTGATGGTGACCTTGAGTCATTTGTTGGTTCAGCTGATCTGCACAACAGGTTTGTGCAGTGGGCGAAGGAAAATGGCATCCATGAGATTGGGTCGGCCACGCTGAAGAAGCGCGTGCTGAAGCTGGATGGCAGGTTGATTGATGATCGGTTGCAGAAGCACAGCACATCGATCAGGGGCATCAAGGGAATGAAATTGTTGCCAGATGAGTTCTGATGTTACAGTCGCCAGTCGAAATTGCAGTCGGATTTCGACGTCGATTTTCGGCGGAAAAGCTGGGCCTCAAGTCGAACAGTCGGATTTTTGCCTTTCCAGCTTCCCCGGAGATATAGAAGCTCTTAAAAGTGTGTCTCTTTATTAGTTTTGAAGAGGATGATTCCGACTGATCCGACTGCTGCTCAGGTATTGCCTGCTAATTTGGCAGTCGAAACTGCGAAATTGATCCGACTGCTTCCGACTGATCCGACTGGCCTGCTAAGTGTGCTTTCCAACAGCAGCAAAATGAGGCATAAAGAACGACATGGTCAAAGCGCCGAACGACGGCTACAATCCCAAGCGCTGCTCAGAGCTGCTCGACTCTGCAGCTGAAGGCTTCACGCCACATGCCACTGCTGGGCTCATGGGTGTGAGTTGGTCAACCATGAAGAAGTGGCGCGAGACCTACCCAGAGTTCGCAGAGGCATTCGAGACAGCTGAGGCGCTGTTGGTCGCGCATCACGAGGCCAAGCTCGACAACCCAAGCATTGAGACACACACCGCTGCCAAGTGCAAGAGACTGCTTGAGAACCTTGCGCCTGACTATCACGCGCCCAAGGCCACACCATCAAACGCCAACATCACCATCAGCCTTGTCAGTGTGCTGCGCGAGATTGAGAGCCAGACAAAGGTGCTCGACAACGTCAGCTACATTGAGGCCGCAGAATGAATGCGCCCATGCACAGCCCTGGTGCTAGCGAGAGCGATCGCCTCAAGGCATTGCTGCTCAACTGGCGCTACGACCCTGTGCTGTTCGTTAGGCAAGCTCTCAAGGCTCAGCCAGAGGCTTGGCAGCTTGAGGCGCTGCAGGCTCTCGTTACAGAGGACCGCCTGAGCATCAAGGCAGGCCATGGTGTTGGCAAGAGCACATTCCTCAGCTGGGCCATACTCTGGTTCCTGCTGACGCGCTATCCTGCCAAAGTGCCTTGCACATCGCCCAGCGCCCACCAGCTGTTTGATGTGCTGTGGGCTGAGGTCACGCTGTGGGCACGCAAGCTGCCAGAAGCCTTGGCCAATCAGATCTCAATCACCAGCACACGCATTGAGCTGGCAGGTGCGCCGCTTGAGTGCTTCGCCTCGGCACGCACAGCCCGCAAGGAAGCGCCAGACGCGCTGCAAGGCTTCCATAGCGAGAACCTGCTGTTCGTGGTTGACGAGGCGAGTGGCGTTGAGGACGTGATCTTTGAGGTCGCATCAGGCTCCATGTCCACCAAGGGAGCAAAGCTGATCCTGACAGGCAACCCGCTGCGTGCTCAGGGCTACTTCTGGCGCAGCCACCAGCTCAACTCAGGCTTCAAGTGTATGACGGTGTCGTCGGAGTCCGTACCACGGGCTGCCAGCCTCGTCAGCGAGATCGAGCGCAACTACGGCAAGGACTCGTCAGTCTACCGCGTGCGCGTGCTCGGTGAGTTCCCGCTGGCCGGCGACGACCAGATGATCCCCTTTGAGCTGGTCACAGCTGCAGCTGAGCGCCAGATCGAGGTGCCACGCGCTGGCTGTGTCTGGGGTGTGGACGTTGCGCGCTTCGGCGACGACAGCTCGGTGCTGGTCAAGCGGTTCCCGCGTGGCGTCATTGAGGAGCCCAAGGTCTGGTCAGGCCTGACGACAATGGAGCTGGCCGGCAGGATCAAGCACGAGTATGACTCTGCCAAGTCCAGCGAGCGCCCAGAGAAGATCTACGTTGATGCGATCGGCATTGGCGCTGGCGTGGCTGATCGGCTCAGCGAGATGCAGCTGCCTGTGATGGCTGTCAATGTCTCTGAAAACCCAGCGCTGATGACTGACACCGCCTACCGCATGCGCGACGAGCTCTGGGTGCTGGCGCTGCGCTGGTTTGAGAGCCGCGAGTGCACCATTGTCAACGACCAGCGCCTGATCAACGAGCTCACAGCCCTGCGCAAGAGCTTTGCTTCTAATGGCAAGATCAGGGTTGAGTCCAAGGACGACCTGCGCAAGCGTGGCCTGCGCTCGCCTGACGTTGCGGACGCATTCTGCTTGACGTTCGCGTTCCAGCATTTCGCACCTGGCAAGGGCATCACCAGCTCGCGCACAGATCCTCGGAAGCCCATCTCAAGAGAGGCGACCTACGCATGACCATCTTCAGCAGCGCTGCCCCTGCAGACACCGCCACACCTCTCAAGCCTATGAAGCCTGATCAGGTCCAGTCCATCGTCAGCCGTGTGCTGGACGACGCTGTGAGCTTCTGCTCAGGCGACCTCAGCAATCGCCGGCAGGCAGCTGACAAGTACTATCAGGGCGAGACCTCGCTGAAGAACGTCCCTGGGCAATCAAGGGTCACCGTCACCAAGGTGCGTGACGCTGTGCGCTCAATTGTTCCGAGCCTGGCACGCATCTTCACCCAGTCCGACAAGATCGCTGAGTTCTACAGCGACGACGAAGAGGACGAGAAGATCTGCGAGGACGCAACCAACTTCTGCAACGCAGTGTTCGCCAAGAACAACGGCTACCGCGCACTCATCAGCGCCTGCACCGACGCACTCAAGGCTCGTGTCGGCGTCGTCAAGGCCACGCTCGAGGTCGTCAAGGTGCCGATCCATCGTCGGCAGCGTACATTGATGCCTATGGCCACAGCGGAGCTCACTGACGAGCTCTCTGGGCGCATCACAGAGCTTGATGCTGAGGCGGACCCGAACAACCCTGACGTGTTCCAGGCTGGCGCGGTGGCGGTCGCCACGACTTACCGCGAACGCAAGAAGTGGTCTATCCTCTGCGTGCCGCCCGAAGAGTTCATCATCGACGAGAACGCCACCTGCCTGGACGATGCAAGGGTGATCGCTCACCGCCGCAACGAGCGCATCGGCACGCTGATGGAGATGGGCTTCAGCTACGAGCAGCTCTCCAAGCTCGACGCTGCTGAGGACTCGCTGAACGACGAAGCAGGCGAGCGCTCAGACATTGAAGCCTACGAGGACAGCGACGAGAGCACCAGCTCTGACGACCCGCTGAGCAAGGAGGTGCTGTTCACCGAAGCCTACATCAAGCTCGACGAGGACGGCGACGGTGTGCTTGAGTTCAGGCGCATTGCGTGCGGCGGCACCAACTACAAGATCCTTAGCGACGAGCCGGTTAACCACCATCCGTTCGCTGTCTTCACCTCAGAGATCCAGCCGCATGTGTTCCACCCGATCTCGGTGGCTGAGGACACCATGCAGGATCAGG